GTGATAATTAAGAATGCACCGAAGATGCTAAGTTCAAGTTGTTTTGACGAATTTGGAATCACACCATTACTAATAGAAGCAATCTCTTCCTTAGTTAGGCCGGCTGCAAGTAGTGCTAGACCTAAATCCTGAGTGATTGCGCCGGCTTTGCCAATACTCATCAATAGATTTGATGGCATGCCAAATGTTTCAATCCGCTTTAAGTCAATTACCTTACCGAGATTTTCTAAGTCAGTACCGAACAACGTAGTTGACAAACTAATACCTGAGATATCAGCACTGATCAAATCGTTCATGTTACTATAAACGCCATCAGCAAATGTGTTTGCGTTATCAATTACCTGAATGGTTTGATTAGCATCTGATGTAAATCCATTCAACGTCATAAACGATGATAGAAACTCTTTGTATTCTGGATCAGTTTGTGATGGGGAGTCACCATTCAAATTGAATTCATTCCATGCTTGCAGTGCATGATTACGAATCCATCCCCATTGAGTAATGCTAGTATTTGGATTAACTGTACTATCACCTGTATAGGGATACCATGTTGCTTCTTGTCCTTGACCAGTTGCACCTGTGATGCCATATCCAGAAGTTGCGGGTCCTGGCAGTGAATCTGCAATACCTTGTTGAATGCCATATTTCTCAGAAGTACACGGTACGATAGAAGCAAGAGTAGGTCTTGCCCATACTCCAGCTGGGTCAACTGCGATATAAGTAGGAGGGATAGAATTCCCCAATGCAGGAACTGTATTCGCACCAATTGCAATAAGATTATTATATGTTGCGACAGATAGAGTAGTTCCCCCTCCCGGAACGCCTCTCGTGTAGCCATCATTGATTGCCCAAGTGAGCATACGCAATGCAGTAGTGCTAACAAGTGATCCGAATGTGTAGGTGGCGTTAGTTTTACTTGCACCCATATAGCCAGCCGCAACCGAATTGATTCTAAGCCCGGTGTTTTGCAACACTGAGCCTAGAACATTAACTGCGAGGGGGGTTTGTCTGCCTGAATCTGCCATATTATGGTACGAACACGTTATCGCTACCTTCAGTGATCGGGTGACCACAGTCGGTTGCTGAACCTACACGAAGAACAGCAACACCTTCAGCAAACACAGTAGGACTACCTTCAGTAGTCTTCGCTGCGTTGTGCTTTCCGCCACCGGGATGCTTTGTGATGTCGCTTACGTGCAATCCGACTGCAATGCCATTGGCAAACACAGTGCCTGCACCGCGAACAATCTTGCCCCCGACTGCGTTCTGATCACCTTTTCTACTGAGTTTAGGCATTCGTTATCCCATGATAATTGATTTGTCTGGAACAATGAGTCCAGAAGTTGCTTCTATGTATTTAGCTTTCACGGAATCGTCGGTTAGAGCATATAGAGCAATGTTGTTGATATTCAACCGCACCTCTGACTTAGCTCCAACTGTAAATAAGCTAGGCACAAGACCAAGACCTTGAGGACCCGGAGCAACCGACACTGGTTCTTTAAGTAGTATTTCTGTTTCTGTTGCGCTAACTACCTTAGCGATAAGTTCTTCTGCACTGTTCATCTTGAACGTGTAGACTTCACCTGATGTTAATTCCACGATATTTCCTTTATGCTGCTTCTGCTAAAAACTTAGCACGAAGTTCTGTAAATCCACCGACGAGTTCTCCGTCGAGGAAAATTTGAGGTACGGTACGTGCATTAGGAACTGCTTCAAGCAAGTCTTCCTTAGTGTACCCTTCACCAATCTTCTTTTCTTCAAATTCAATACCCTTCTGTTCTAGAAGGGTCTTAGCCTGTACACAATAGGGGCAGTGGTCCTTTGACCATATAACCGCTCTCACTTGCTGTCTGCCTTAACTTGATCGTCAGTTACAGGAAATATTGCTCCGACTGGATAAGGTGCGCCAAGTGGAGCTTGTGTAATTACAGTTTTTCCTGCCCGTACTCTGAGTGGTCCTTTGCGTAGTGGGAAAGGATTCTCATTGAGTGGTCCATAGCACTTAGATAGTGTTGCACCGTTGACTTTTTCTGGCTCAACTACGCAAGGAAAAGCCCACATGTTGCTCATGCCGCCGCCTGGTGTTTTTGTAGTTACAAACTTACGATTTACTGTTGGCAAACTTTCCCAAGTGGGTGCCTGTGGTACAGCATCGTAATACCAAAACAACGACCATACAGTTTTCTTTGTGCCGTCTGGGCTAGCACAGCTATTCTTCATCAATTCCATGTTTGCAATAGCAGGACCATCCATGACCGGACATACTGCTACACCCTGACGAAACTTTTTACCATTGACAAGCATAGTCTTGCCTGTGGGTGTTGTACTTGATGCCCCGCAAAATGCAAATTGCCCTTTACAAATTTTTAGAATTTTGTCTTCGGCATGTGCAGTTGAGGTTGCTGCTAAGCCAACCATCGCTAACATTACTAATAATTTTTTCATATTTCTCTCCTTATAAATTCGGTAGTTCATCGTAATCTAGTGAATCGCTCATCACTCCGATGACATATGACGTTGATTCTGATTCTTGAAGTGCGGTCTGCTTTTTGCTAGTATCCATATGCTTATTGAACCAAGGAATAGGAGTAGTCTTTGGAGCTGGATTCCAATACTTAATACCAATCTGCTTAAGAGCGTCTACTGAGTTGTAGTCAACGAAATCCATCATAATTTTTTCGTTGAGACCAATTACCGGACCCTTCTTAAAGAGATACGCAGCCCACTCTTTTTCTTCACGAATTACATCTTCGTAAATCTTACGAACTTCGTGTTCACAGTCAATCTTTGCCTTAGCAAAACGAGGGTCTTCTTTGATAACTTGATTAATCATCCAAGCAGTCCACTCTTTGTGCAATAGCTCATCTTGTAAAATCAGGCTAATGATGTTGCCGTTGCCCATGAACATCTTATTCTCGACCATTGCGAGACTTGTAGCGAACGATACCATAAAGCGGAAAGCTTCAAGTGCATAACTTGCATGTAGAGCTAGCCAAATTGCTTCAATATGACGTTGCTCATCCACCTTCATTCCCAATTCTTTTTGACAATTGATTAGGTGAAGTGCATCATAATACTCACCAACGCTTGAGGCCATGTTAACGATTTCGGCGGTGTCATGAATTGTGTTGAACACCTCTTTAGGAACATTGTAGATGTTTCGAATGATGTGGCTGTATGAGCGAGAGTGAATGTTTGTTTCAAAGAAGCTCCAATTGCTCATAATAGCTTCAAGTTCAGGGATAGAACAGACTGGAGTAAAGACCTGTGCTGGCGCTCTACCCTGCAATGAGTCAAGGGCAGTCTGTCTAAGAACATTGCTAGTAAAGATATGAGCAACAGCTTCACTTGCATCCTTCATATCATTAGCATCTTTAGAAAGATTGACTTCTTCCGGAACCCAAAAGAATCCACGGGCTGATTGCTCAATCTTCTGTAGCTTTTGATACTTTACTTCTTCGAACCGCTGAATGGTTACAGGGCCTGCTGGGTCAAGAAACATCTTACGATTAAGATAGTCTGTTTTAGTAGTTAGATTATACTGTTCTTTACTCATAATTTACATGCCTCACAATCACCGTCATCTTCAAAGAAATCAATAACTTCTAGCGGTGCTTCGTCTGCATCTTCTTTGGAACCCTGTTTGCAAACGAGGCTATAGTAAAGTGTCTTAATTCCCCACTTATGAGCAAGCATCAAGTTCTTTGCAATAAGTGTAGTTGGAACTTTACGATCAGGGAAGTGAGCAGGATTATAGAAAGTATCAGTGCTGATTGACTGATCCATATAAGCAGCAAGAACAGCAGAGGTCTTGAGATAACCTACGCAATCTGTTTGGTCCCACATAAGCTGATACTTGTTCTTCAACTTTTGATACTCAGGGACAACCTGAATGAACGATCCTGCTTTTGATTCCTTAACACTAATCAAGCTCATGGGCATTGCAATTCCGTTAGTAGAATTGATAACTACTGAACTTGATTCTACTGGAGCAATTGCACCTACTGTAGCATTACGCACCCCGTATTCTACCATGTCCGCACGAAGCGTGTCCCATTCAAGTTCAGGAGTAAAGTCAGCTAGTTCGTTAGCTCCATTTGAGCGAAGCTCCCAAGAGAAGATTCCGTTACCGTAACGAGTCTTGTCACTGTCTAAGCACTTGCCACGTTCTTTGGCGAGTTCAACATTAGCTTCCATCAAATAATATGTTTGATGTTCTGCCCAACTCTTTACATCTTGTAGTGCTTCTGATTCTCCATACTTGTATCCGCGTTTGGCATGCCAGTATGCAAGATTAGTTACGCCGATACCAATTGGGCGAATCTCATCATTAGATAGCTTAGACTGAATAGACAAGAAGTCCTGATAGTCTAGGATATTGTTCAAGCTGCGTAATAGAATACGACATGCTCTACGCATATCTTCTGGATTTCTAAACGCACCCCAATTCATACTCCCAAGGGTACAAAGTGCAATTCGTCCGGCCGGATCATCTAGTCGCTTGAATGACTTTGTGGGAAGAAGGATCTCGACACAGAGGTTTGATTGATAGATTGTATGATACTCAGGGTCGAACGGACCTTGATTCATAACATTGTCAATGAACACTAGATAGATTCTACCAGTGTCAGTGCGTTCTTTGAGAATGCCTCCCTTGAAGACTTCCTCAGCATTCATTACCTTCTTACGTAAATCTTTACGCTTTTCATACTTCACATAAAGTTCTTCAAATCTTGCAGTGTTTTGATAGAATGCTTCATAAAGATCAGGCACTTCGTTTGGATCAAAGAACGTGATGTTTTCTTTGTTCTTGAAACGCTTCCAAAAGAATGCAGATAGTACAACACCATAATCCATATGACGGACACGAGTTTCTTCAGTGCCCTGATTGTTCTTAAGAACGATCAAGTCATCAAACTGATAGTGCCAGATAGGATAGAACACAGTAGCACTAGCATTACGAATGCCGCCCTGTGAGCAAGAACGTAAGTCACCAAACCACTTCTTTAGGAACGGAATCATACCAGTATGCATGATTTCGCCACCGCGAATAGGCGAACCGAGGGAGCGAAGTCTGCCGATTTCTAAGCCAATGCCAGCTCGTTTGCTAGCATACTTAGCCATCATTTCTCCGGAAGCAAAGATTGAATCTAAATCATCGTCGCTGCGAATAAGGACGCAAGAACTAAACTGCTTAGTTGGCGTACCAAGACCAGCGAGTACAGGTGTAGCCAAAGTGAACAGACCGTCACTAGCTGCACTATAGTATTCTTTAACAAGCTTGAGGCGCTTGCTAGCTTCTTCACTGTGAAATATTGTTGCAGCCGCAATCAAATAGCGAACTTGTGGAGTTTCATAGATTTCCTTTGTTGCTCTATTGCGAACAAGATATTTTTCAATCATCTGTTCAATTGCTGCGTATGAATACTCCTCATCCTTTTCATGGTCAATGAAGTCATTCATCTTATTCCAATCATCTTCGGAATACCACTCTAAAAGTTCATTAGTATATAGACCTGTTGCTACATTAGTCTTAACGATTTCATACAAGTGTGGTACTTGGTAGTCTCCGTAGACATCTTTGCGAAGCATAGAGAGTCTTTGTCTGCCGGCAACGTATTGGTAATTAACATGTCCAACGTCAGGGTTTGATTCAACATCAATCAAGTCTACGATAGCTCTAAGAGTGATTTCGTCAATCTCTC